AACCGGATAACGATCTTAGCTGCATTTCAATATCCGTCTTTTCATCATACTTAAAAGGTGTTTGTCTAAGAATTTGCATATTCTCAAAAAATGTTGTATCGGCTACTCTGAGTTCTCTACCATTGGATGATCTTAAAAAGTTTCTAAATCTTGCTGCTTTACCACCATTTGCATCTGTACAGAAAGCATCAATACGTTGAAGAAAAAAGCAGTATCCTTTAGGTACAGTATAAACAGCTTTTTGGTCTCTTCCAGTTCCAGCCAATATCTTTGCATATACATTAGCGCCAACACTTAATGTTATATCACCAACCGCATTTCCTGCTACACAAACAATATCGTTAATTCTAAAATAAGTATTATCTGTTGTAATTGGGGTTGTCCCAGTTAAAGTTTGGGTTTCTCGAATAATATTATAATCCGCATCTAACCCCAAGATTAAAACAGTTACTGCTGTATCTGAAGCACTGGTGCTTACTAAACTCATCTGAGCAGCTGCGCTTGGAAAAATATAGTTGCTTGCTAACTCCCAAGGCGTTCTAAATTCAGTTGTAACAATGTTTGCTGTGTCACCACACGTTCCAAATATATTACGCTGAGACGCGTCCATCACCACACCTTTGGCAATGTCTACCCCCTCAGCATAAAATGTATTGGAAAAATATCTTGTCGTTGCCATTACTTAGCCTTTGCTTTTCCTGAACCATACTTTGCATTTACTTGGGTTGAAATAAATGATCCATGTGTAGGTCTATGTTCAAATGTCATAACATGATTACCTTCATGGTCGTGAATATGAACTAAGTTAGTACCATTATGTGTAGCCTTTAGAGACTTTGCATTGGCAATAAGTTTATGAATGTGTTTATCTTTGATGGGTTCTGCTGTTCCACCTTTATGACCTACAACGTAGTCATATGGAATATGCGGATCTGATTTTGTAATATGCTGCAAAAATCTTTTATGATCTTCGTGTTTGGCATTATTCCAAGCTTCTGTATGGTGCAAAGCTGATTGCTTCTTTGCTTCCATGTTAGCATCTTTTATTTCGGGTTTATCTCTTACTTCTTTCTTTTGTTTCTTAGTCATACCACTAAGGCCGGCTTTATTGGAGTGATGATCCCAAACACCATGTGTGTCGGTCTTAATACCAAGTTCACCAGACATTTTGTCAAATGCTTTTGTTGGATTGTTAGAAAGAGTACCAGGTGAGAATTTTAGAGATGCTCCATGAAGCTTACCATTCTTTGTTTTGATAGCAACATCATGTGGATTCATATGTTGAGATACTTTCTTTCCTACAAGAGAATCAATACCTGCATATGTATGATGAACTTCATGTACGTCTTCGGGATTAATGCCATGATTAGTCTTTAAAGATTTAAGATAGGCATTAGCAGAATCTTTTCCACGCTGAAGAATTTCCTTTTGCTTCTCTGGAGAAAATTTAGACATTGCTTCATCATGAAGCTGTTTCATCTTTTTAATACGTTCTAAATGTTCGGGAGAAGTATTTCTTTCAGAATGAGTACTATTATGAAGATGCAAAGCTGTAGCAGTCTCATATGCTGCGCCTAATTCATAATTAGAAGCCTCTGACAATAATTCTTCATGTAATGCAAATCTTTTCATAGAAACACCATTTGTAAACTTTTACTATATTTATATGAATAAAAAAGGCCCCTATGGGCCTTCTTTACGTTCTATGTAAAGTTTCTTACCTCGTTGGACCGTTATGTATTGATATTGATCAAATCCCGAATCAATAAGATCCTGGTTCATATTATCAACCATTTTACTAACCTTAAATAGATCTTCGATGTTTTCCATTTTACCTAATAGAGTAGGTTCCTTTTTTGAATTAATAGGTATCATGTGCTATAATCTCCTTCATAAGCCAATTGTTCTTCGACAGCAGTTATATGCTTGCATTTCTTCCATGCTGGACAACTACAAGCAAAACCCTTATTGAACATTGTAATACTATATTTATTTCCGGTCGATCCATTCTTTGTCCATGTCGTACCAATAAGCCAGTGATTCTCCGTCCGAATCACCTCGGACGGTATCACTCTCCCTTTTGGACCATTCTTTTGTTTTCCGTAGAATGTACTCATGGTACCTTTCCTCACGCGGCTCGGGCATACTCTACTGCCTTGTTAACAGCTTTAAGTTTACGGTTTTGATTAATACCAAACCATGAAGACTGTATACGAGTATCCGCTTGGCGACCCATAACATGATCTGTAAGATAGGTTACAGAATTAAGAGCCTGCCACCAGCTACCTTCGGCATACTGAGCACCAGGTTGTGTATAGAGAACTTCCATAGCTGCTTTAGCATTCTTGGAAAGATCATCCGCAACCTCAACAGGTGTCTGCTCTTTATGTGTAAAGGGAAACACCTCATTGTAGTATTGAATAAGAGCTTCTGTAGAGAACTTACGAGAAGACAAGAACTCAGCCATCTCTTTATACTTTGCAAACTTCTCAGATGCAATACCTAGAGATTCCTTAACCATATCAGGATCAAATACTGTACGGTGATTAAGCTTTACAAAATTCTTAGATGCAGCCTGTAAAGAGAATGTAAGAGTATTTTGACATACAACACGAATAGGTGTAAAGCGAACATCAATGGCTTTACCATACTCATGTGGATTAGAGAACAATAGATATGAATCAATCTGATCATCTCCGTTGATAGAAAAAGATTCATTAACCTTAGCAAGACACCAAACATTCTTACCACCTTTTAATGAACCCGCAGTATGCATTTCCATTTCACCGGCTAATACAAACTCTGAGAAGAATTGAAATGCTTCACGATTCTGAACAGGTTTCCAATCATCTCCGATGATATCAAATACCTTTTGATCTGATGAACGCACCAATGCATTCTTACCCGGAATAGCAATACCAGATTCTGTCATAATAGGCTCTTTGGTGACTTCCCAATCACAACCAGCCTTTACCATAATTTGTTCTGGCGTAAGATCATTAGATACTTTTACTCCAAGACCGTGCCATGGAACTTCACCCGCATATGCCATTGTTTCTACTTCATGTGCCATTTTATATCTCCTTCATTATCATAATATTAATATAGTTCATTTGAATTCAAATGTCAACCTAAATCTGCATATTTTTTAAAATTTTCTTTAAAAAGTTTTGCAGTGTCTTCATCCTCAAAATGAAAGGTATGTTCATACACAGCAGTCCATTTTGTAAAGTTCCAATAAGGTTTATCAAGATGATGCTTACACCAATCCTTGCCTTGTGATTCTAAATCAGAATGGAGCCTGACAGTATAGCCAGGTCTCCATGATAGTTTATATTCATGTATTTCTTGAGGTGTCAATCTGTATACTCCTTACTAACTGCAGAAGCATCCCAAACATATTGACGATGAGTAGGATCGCCGACGACAACAACATCGCTATCACCAACCTCAGTCCAAACACGATCGTCCATCCACTTGTGATAATATGCTGGACCTCCCCAAACGCGACGAGCACGTTGATAGGTAGCATAATCCATTCCTACATAGTGTACAGTTCTCATCTTAATCTCCTTCAAGACTATTTACCGAATACGCCCCTAGTATCTCCAATCGCCCTGCACGGCCTTATTGACGTTGCCGCTCTAGATTGATTGAAACTAACAATGGTGCTTTTAGCCGGCCGGGTCCTCCACACGGACGCATCCGGTAAATAGTCTCCTATGCTACACAATTAGGAACTTGTCCTTCACGAGACTGACCCAAGATACCCGTGATAAGATCAGCTCGCATTGTATCCATATTAGTCGTACGAATAGATCCCCACTTCCAAAGACCACGATCATCAACTTCATTATAAAGTTGCTTATGACGAATATCAGCTTCTTTAGCTTCTACGAAATACTCCTCAAAGAAATCGCCTTTTGCATTAGTAGCCGTAACCATCCAATTGTAAGTCATGATATATCTCCTTCATTACCTTATATTAATAATATAGGGCATTGTTGATCTGATGTCAACCCGGAAAATGAATTTTTTTGATTTTTTTTAGTCGTAGTGACCGCCAAGAACAGCTACATGTTTAACGTCTTCTTGTAGCATTTCTGCTTCTCTGACCTTCCATGCCTGTTCGAAACCACCTTCATGGAGATAGTTTTCGTTGTTACCCCATAATCGTTTCGTATATGAATGATAGGTTTTTTCTACATCTTCATCGGACCAAGATTTGTCGATAAGTTTTCCTTTGATAATCCAATTTAATCGATTTGCTTCTTTACGGACGAATGGGGAACACATAACATCTCCTTAACTTATGTGGAAGGGATGCGTTATATATCAAATGTTAGCGCTAACATTTTTACCTTTTTTAAATAAATTTACAGCAATTCTTTTGTGTGAAGTGATCACAACAATGTATCCCTTGTCATCGTAGACAATCCATCTTCTGGTAAGTTTACATTGTTTTATTTCCATTTATCCTATATAAGCTAAGTATGTAATACCACCTAATATTGAAACCCCTAATACAAAACAAAGTATACCAAGCGACCACTCTATAATAGATTGTTTTAATTCCTCTTTGCGATAAATTTCTTCTTTTTGGGCTTTACGCATCTGAGCTTCTATTGATACGATTTCGTCCCAAGCCGAAGGCCCGTAGTAAAGAGAAATATACGAACGGAGCTCTTCTCTCATATCCTGTGCTTTTTTCTTGTGCATCCAGACTTCCATTGCATTGGCCTGAACACCACCACCAAGAGCTTTGTACCAAGGTGGCTTCTCTGCTTTTTGATGGGCATAGTCAAGATCACTTATGGCTTTGGCCCACTGGCCAAGTTGTGATCCCATATCTTGAATTTCTCTACCGGTGGCTATAGCACTCTTGATTCCATTATACGCAGACGTAGCCAACCCAATTGCAGTAACTGGATCAATCATACCTTCTCTCCTTCAAAGGTATTTATCAGTTATTAGTCATTGAGTGGGTTATCAAGTGCTTCTTCTATAGTTTCTTTTATATCGGTTTCAAGTTCATCCATCTTGAACTCTAGATCAGCCCTGGTCTCTTTCATCACATCACGTGTATCTTTTTCTGATTCTCTCATAGTCATTTCAACATCTCTTAGAGTTGCAGATGTTTCAGATCTGATTTCACCCATAGTGTCTCTGATCTTTTCAAGCTCTAGCTTTAGATTGTTTGACATCTCTTCTAGTTCATCTTGGGCTTCTTTCAGATCAGCTTCTGCTTCATCTAATTGAGCTTTTGTCTTATCTTCAAACTTATCAATTGTGTTCTCAGTCTTGATTTCAAAAGTTTCTATTGATGCCTTTGTATTGTCAACAGCTTCATCAACCTTTGCATCTAAACGATCAAGTGTACCTTCCATCTTTAGAAGATCATCTTTTAGATCATTTTTAATGTCTCTAGTATAAGTAATAGCTTCATCAATTCTTAGCATCGATTCATCTAGCTTTTGTACTACTAGAGCATTCTCTGCTGCAATAGCATCAATGTCTATGTTCTGGATAATCTCTTTCATATCCATATAGTCTTTGTAGAACTCAAAACCAGCCCAAGCTCCACCGCCAAGAGTTGACAGTGCAGTCAGTACTGCAAACATTTTGCCACCTCTAAATGTTGTACCAGCAAATTCAAATTCTGCCATTTTAGTTCCTCTCGTATTGTTGTCTTACCATCGCTCTATGTTTTTCGTCACTGGCACCATTAAAAAATCTAGCGTTGGGGTTATCGTAATTTTCTTGTTCAGGATATATGTCCTTGGGTTTATAAAAATCAGCATCTGCCATTTGTGGTTGTTCGTATTGACTAAACAAAGGGTTGTAGCCAAGTAATGCTGACCTAGCATCTTCATCATCACTACCAGCAAATGCCTTAGAAACTAAATCAGCTTCCTCACCTGTAGATAGTGGTTCACTTAGTTCTTCTTCTTGTTCTTCTACTCGCAATTCAAATGATGGATTAGTAAGTGTGTTAATAATGTTATTCAATGTTTCATTAACAACATTAGCAGAATAATCATCGACAATCACTTCTAACTGTAAAACGTTTTCTGGTATGTCAAGTGAAGCTAGCTGCATCTCTAAAAACTTCTCATCTGAAGTTGCATCTATTTGTTCCTGCTGCATTTCAAGATTTACAACAGTAGATGATAATGCTTGTTCTATTAGATTATCTGTTGCTTGAATAGATGTCTGATTGGCTTCCTCAACACTCTGTAGTGCAGCCGCTACATTAGCTTCAACTGATGCTACTGTTTGATCCAACTCTAGTAGGTTCTCTTGGTTTCTTTCTGCAGCAGCAGATTGAACATCGTCTGTTAATTGTTGATCCATTGAAGCAGACTGTGATGCAGACTGAGAAGCCTGATTCATAACAAATGATGATGTTTCTTCGTTAGATTGAGATGCTGAACTTAATGCTCCGCTTACAGCATTTCCAGCTACTGCAGCAGCATCAGCAACAGCTCCTCTAGCCACATCCAATGGATTGACGCGTACCCTGCTGCTGTTCCCAGCCCCCACAGGAGTGTCATTTGATATTTCTCTTTCGACATCCCCAACAACTTCCATGGGCTCTTCCAATACTTCTTCAACGACATCTTCAACTACCTCCGCTACTGGTTCTGGTTCTGGTTGGACTTCTTCAACAATTTCCTCAGTGCGTGGAGTTTCATTAACTTCTTCAATTGTTCCCGTGTCATCATTTGTCATCTCCGCCATTGCCAGTTGTTCGGCCAACATTGCCTCTTGTTGTTCTTGTAGTGCTGCAGCATATCCAGGACAAGTAGCATCATTCAAAGGATCGCTACAATCTAATGGATCTTTATAAACAAAAATTGAGTAGATACCAGCTTCTCTAAACTCTGGACCCCACCAACCAGCCCAAAAACCAGCATCTTTACCCTCAACTTCTAGTGTAAGTGTATCAACTTTATCACCCATTAAAAAAGGATCATACCAATGCATTCCACTTTTTTGTTCCCAGTTACTTATTGAATATGAGTAATCCCATTCTCTTTCATCAAGAACATTTCCATCATTATCTTTGACAATGACTCTTACATATAATGGGTCTTGATTATTGACTTGATTTGCACTTGTATCATTAGCATTGTAGTTTTTAACTTTCCATTGATATAGATATCCCACAACATTTATACCTGCAATCTTTAATGCATCGTCAATTACATCTTGAGTCTGAGAAACAATTGTATTGTTCCATCCAAATCGTATAGCACCATCACCATTAGTACCAATGTTAGCACAGCTACCACCAGAAGTACCAGCCCAAGATCCATCACCGCCATTTGATGTACTAGCATTCAAACAACCAGTTGTCGCTTGCCAATCTCTACCAGCACCATTTGTGTATGGAGTAACTTCATTGTTAATGATCTGATCCGTGTATGTGCGGTCAGTATATTCTAATAGGTCATCAGGATTGGAGGGAGCACTATACAGTATTCCCATATTAATATCTTGTTGCGTTAGATCCTGTGCACTAGAGGGCAGCGAGGATAGCCAACAAGAAGCCAATGCCAATGATAGAGTTCGCTTGAGCATGAGGTGTTGTTTCGTTTGTTAATGGAACAGGTTTTTCTTCTGGATTCTCTTCCCATAATGTAGAAGCTTCTAAACCAATTGTACCTGCAAATGGACAAGGAGTACCTGCCATTTCCATAGCTTTGAAAACATTTGCATCTTGGCACATTAGAGCAACAGATGCAACTTTCATACCCATATTGTAAAGAGCCTTTGCGTTCTTTAATCTTTCACAGTTAACATCTCTTACGTGTCCACCACCACTCATACCAAGGATTTGAGTCTGAACAGAACTTGACCAAGTGACAGTACAATTGTCATTACCACCTGACATAATAGTAGGTGCTATAGCTGATGCAGGAGGGGATTTAATTGTTTGAGTTACGTCTGATGTTGATGTATTCTGATTTACATTAGCATTTGTGTTTACATTATTTGACGTACTACTCATTGTACTATTGTTGGTGTTAACATTAGTATTATTATTTGTATTCGTTCCAGTACTCGTTACAGTAGTATTATTAGTATTGGAATTTGTATTGGTATTAACACTAGTATTATCTGTAGTTACATTTGATGTGTTTGTAGACGTACTAGTGTTCGTATTTGTATTCGAATTAGTAGATGTCGACGTATTTGTGTTTACGTTATTATTTGTATTCGAATTTGTATTGGTACTGTTAATTGTCGACGTGTTAGTGTTCGTATTGGTATTAGTATTTGTACCCGTTGTAGTTACAGATGATGTGTTATTCGAAGTACTATTGACTGTACTATTTGTGGTATTATTGATAGTAGAATTATTTGTATTAGTATTCGTATTAGTTCCAGTAGTTGTTACATTACTAGTATTAGTATTAGTGTTTGTTGAATTCGTAGTACTATTTACAGTGCTATTGTTAGTATTTGTATTCGTATTTGAATTTGTACTATTAATAGTCGTATTATTTGTATTTGAATTAGTAGTAGTTACAGTGCTCGTAGTTGTAGTTGTACTATCGTTGTTTGTTTCAACATAACTCGTACTATCAAAATTACCATCTGCATCATTTGCTACTTGAGCATATGCGGTTGATGTCATAACGAAGAAAGCACCAATTGCTAGGAGCTTCTTCATACCTGAATTCCTTCTTATATTACATTAATGTTTATTTATAATAACCTAAACACCTTTTCTTCTTGGCATCCATTCGATGCAGCGTATATCAACAATTTCAAATGATTCTTTATCAAACATATACCACAGTAACTCACCTTGTCTAACCAAAGATGCATGGCAAATCTCTTCGGTTGGAAATGAGTTTGGGCTACGGTAAACAACACAGTTTTTATATTCCTGTGGTTCACCTATTAAGCAGAGAAAGAACCCTGCGGTATAGTATCCTAGTAGTTCCATACGAACTCCTTTCAAAATAAAAAAGGGAGCTAACCGTGGCTCCCCGCGTGTCTATTACGTGACAACCCGATACTATTATTTAGTATAGCTTAGAACTTAAACTTTAGACCAAGCTCAATAGGTGTTTGATCTTCTGTCTCAAAGTTCCAACCTGTTTCTGCATATGCTGTTGAGCTTAGACCCCAAAGGCCAACGCCATACTCTACGCCAAAATCTACTGTAGGTGCTTTGTCTTCGTTCAAGCCAAACTCATCACCGTTGTATAGATTAAGATCTGTACCTAATGAAAAGTCTGCACCCCAAGCTGCGTAACCAACTTCTGGAGATAGAGTCATTGTGAACTTTTCGTCATCGACGTTATATTTATTATCTAGTTCCGCGCCAACTGAAAGGCCGCCACCAAGCTCTACTGCCTCTGCTTCTGTTGCTCCACATGCTGCTAGTGTTACCATTGTTGCTGTTGCAATTGCTGCAATTTTCATTTCTTTATTCCCTAATTAAATTGTTAGATGTCACTTTTCTGTTGCTAGGCAAGTGACCGGCCCCCTGTGTTTATGCTGCTAGAGCAAAACCAGATGGTGCAAAATTATCGTTTGCATTTGTAATTTGTAAACTTGACTACATGTCGAAACCTATTTCGCCCCCATCAAAAGCACACCTTCTTGGCCCGATTAAGGGTTGTGTGCTGCACCACACCTATTATGCAGATAGGCGAAGTGTGCTTTTGGTGGAGGCGTCCGGTACCGCCCCGGAGTCCATATAACCTTTATAACGTTTACTATATAATTATAATTTAAAGACCAGAATTCCTCAAGTAGTTTTTTAATTTAATTATAATTGTGCCAAAAAGCCCCAGTTGATAATACCAAAACAGAATCAACAAATATTCAAATAACAAATGATCTTTAGATCGTATCCATTCTGTACCAAAAATTGAACCAAACAAACCCGCATAAAATAATAATAAAAAATAACAAAGCATAGGTCCAAATGCAAAAAATAAAATCATAGCTTTCTATAAGATATTTTAAAATCTGTTTCTTCTATTTTTTCAAAATAATTTCTATTCAGGTAATCATCAATGTAATCATGGTTATACTTTTTAACATCATCAAATACAAATACAGTGCCTGGACTAATACGATTGTTAGTCATAAAGAATTGAATCTCTGCCATTACTGAATGAGTGGAATGAGGTCCATCAAAGTATACAAAAGCATACTTTTCCATAAGGTATTTTTCACCATTAGAGTATACTGGTATGCCATCATGATACCTATAAAAATATTCCTGATCACTTAATATAAAGAAATGAAGATTAATAGGTTTATCAAAAACGTAATTGTATAAATCTCGTTGTGCGGTTGCTTTCATCTGATTGTTATAATCATAATTAATCCAAAGATTGTCTTCTTCTTCATATGGCAAATCACCATAAGGATCAATACACACAAGATGATTATTTGGAGTGTCTGCGTCAATCATTGCATCAATAATAACTTTAGTTGAACCACCTAGACGAGTTCCTATTTCCATATACAGTCCAGGAGTAGTAGAAGCAATTTCTACTGCATTAGTTATTACGTGATAGTCTTCGCCGTCTGTCTCTAGCATTCCGTTTTCCATAACCAAGACGCTTCATAACGGTCATCCGTTGTTCGTCACTATACTTAGTCCAATTAGTAATTTCTTCTTTTGTTCTATTACAACCTTTGCATATGTCATTTTCCAATACACATATACTCACACAAGGAGTAATATACATTATTTATAAAATAGGTGTACACCTATAACCTTAGCTAGTTTTAATTCTTTAGCCCAAGCAGGATTAACCCAACTTGCATGATAATGTGTAGCACCAACTGTTGGGTCTTCAACATTGCCGATCATAACATCACGGGCTATGATCTGAGCCTGCTTCCAAGCTGCTTCCTCTTTTGGAGTATGATCTTCAATTGTATGTGTCCAACTAAATTGTTTATCCTGATAAACAACTCCACATATAGTATCAGGCCAACGATTATCTGCCTTACGATTAAGAGTAACCTGAGCTACTGCTATTTGACCTTCTACTCTTTCACCTCTTGCCTCATGATAAACATTTAATGACAGACATTTATGCTGCTCAGGATCTACCTGAGGATAAATCAATGCCAAAGCGATCGCACTTGCCATCATTCCCATGGTTATAGTCCCACTTATTATGTTTACTGCTCTGCTATTCATAGTTTATATATAAGGCCTCTTGAACCAAATGTCAACGTTTAATTTGCATAAATACACAGAAAAAAGGAAATAATTATGGCTGAGGACAAAATACCAAATACAATTAGAGATGAAGATACCCCAGAAGGTAAAATGGAATTGCAGTTTAGGGTTCTTGGCAATGAAATGATTGGGATTAAAATGATCGTGGATGACATGAAAATGAAATGGGTTTTTATAGGCCTATTGGCTATCTTAGTAATGACATGGGCTGCAGCAGAGTTTGGTAATGTAATAATGAATCCTGCTGGTAGTGATGATTATCTAGAGGAAGTCTATACTGATGGCTGAGAAAAACGCATTCGGAGTGGAGATGAAAACGATGGCGGATAAAAAACAAGAAGCAAAAATGATGCAGGCTGATTCCATCTATGCTCATTTAGATGCTGACGGAGATGGAATCATTACTGATGAAGAAATGGCTCGTGCTAAAGAAATAGCGGAGTTTGAGCATCGTAAAAAGATGCAAGAGAATGAAGATAAAAAAGAGGACCAGATAAGAGCAATGGCATGGTTTGCACTATGGGGCATGCTCTTGTATCCGGTCCTTATTATGATCACCTCTGTATTAGGAATAGAGGGCGCCGCTCAGATCGTAGGTGATATCGCACCTACTTACTTTGTGGCTATTGCTGGTTTGGTTGCAGCATTCTTTGGTGCTCAGGCCTACTCAAAAGGCAAGAGCGGAGAGAAAAAAGACTAAGCTCCTAAGATACGGCGGACGGTTGTAAGATCGTCCGTCATAATACTACCGCCTTGATTGATATGATCTACTATCTGCTCAAAGTAAAATTGAGCATCAGGTTCATCTTCTAAAGCTCTTACACATGTACGAAAGAAATTCCGTATACGCATATCACTTGTACCATTATCTAAAGAAGCCGGCTTCCATTTACCACCACGTTGATTACTCATAATATTCTCCTAATTCCTTATATTATTAATATAGGACATATGAAGTCAAATGTCAACCCGGGTAATCATATTTAATATGAAGTCCAGTGAGTAAGTCATCATCGCCCCAATAACCTTCTGCAAAGGTATTAAAGGCCAAACTAATTCTAACATCATCATGTTCTACCTCACCAAATTCATGATGTAGATCAGATTGAAATAATACAAAGTCTCCTGTACCAACACTTTCCAAGTATTCAGCGGCTGTAAATTCACCTAAATGAGTATAGTACCATTTCATCATTTTTTCTTGATGGGGTCTACCAAGTTTTAAAACATCAAGATCTTTATTTGCTCTGATATATAACACGCCACTTAAAATACTATTGGGGTGAGTATGTCCATGCATAGCTTCACCTCTTTTAGAATATGTAAACCAACTTTGTGTAATCACTGGTTTAATACGTCTTGGATCCGCTGCAAAATCATTTTTAAATACATTATTAATTTGATTTTGAAGCCAACTCTTTATATGACTAAGTTCAGGATATCTTTCTAATACATAGTTATCCTTAGAAACACCATTTAATGTATTATTTTTTCTGGGTATTTGTTCTATAAACTTTGTAATGTCTTCTGTAATGAGTCCATCAGGAGCTTGATCTTTTGCAAAGTATACAGGAAATAAAGGTACTGTTTGCATACTAATTTCTTTCAACTGTTACGATGTCATATGCACCTTCTTCAAGGTTAAATGCTTTCATAAGTTTTAGATACATTTCTGGTTTCATTGTAATGACATCATATCTTTGTGTTTTTTCATTCCATTGTCTTATATGACAATAGTCTTCATAAAGGAGAGCCCCAACATCTTCGAGCTCTCCCGTGTTGTCCATAATAGTGATAAGAGTTTCATCCATATCAAATTCAATTGTGAACATTTTTCTTTCTCAATCTACGCATCTTAGAATAAAAATTTTCTTGTCGTTCTTTTACTACTTTTTTATTTTCACGGCGGCGTAACCGTGCCGCTGCTGATTTCATCATGCGAATACCTCTACCCATATTTTTGATCATGCTCCTTCCCCTTTCCGTAATCACCGTCATAACTGCTTAAAGCTTCCGCCTTCCAGTTTAGATACTGACCAATCCTAGTTCCTGGTTTAATCCGCATCAATCCAGTTGTTACGTGCAAGACCCCAGCCATAACCCCATGATAGCCAGTATCATAGAGGCCTGAAGTAATATAACACCCATTACGATTAAGAGTACTCCTGGTGATGACAAATCCCGCTTCATCTGGTCCCACATGTATTTCATTCTCCATTATAACTTCATAAGCGCCTGGATACAAATAATAGTATCCGTCTTCCCATACTTCCCATTCTTCAGATCCACGATGAACCTTATGGTCTTCATCAATTGTAAATACATTATCTTTAATATTATATACCTTACCTAGACGTAGATCTACAGCATTAGGCTGAACATCTTTGGGTAAAATATTAGTTAGATTAGAGGTAGCATTACTGCCACCAATATTAATCATACTCATAACGGCACACTCCAAAAATATTTTTCCTTTGTTTGGAACGTATGTTCCAATTCAATCCATTCTTTATTATCACTTAATTTATGTATCTTGCCAGATGGTACATACGTAATGCTAGTGTCATAATGATCCCAGCGAGTAGAAGAAACGGTAGATCCCTTATGCCATAAAGCAACCAGATCATTTCTAAACACCCAAAGGCCATCCTCACTATAATACATACAAGCAAAACCGCCATCAACGTCTGATAAAAGACTAGGATTGTTTTGAGCCATCAATCTAACTAGCCAGGCCGTATCCCAATTAATGTCTTCTTTAAAATGTTCTTTAAACTTCTTAATCTGTTCTTCTTTAATTATACCATTATGCCATAATAAACGTCCCGCATATTCTGCTGGATGTATTGTATTTTTATTATCATCGGCTGATGTAGGTGCTTGTTGATGAGCTATGTAATATGCATCAGAAGGTATATCTTTTTCATGATTAGATACCTCTAGGCCATTTTCACCTCTATCTAAGTATACTACTTTATTATCTACTACGGCCGCAATAGAATGAGATATAGTACCTCTATAGGCATTTACCTCCGCAAGATATTCTAGTTCTTTTAAATCATAGGTACCTATAATAGAACACATATTTTAATCCCATGGAATTTCAATTTGATAAGGAATAGGATCAATCATACCCGATCCCATAAAGTTCTGAATACGTTCTGCACATGATGGACATTTACCACAAGACCGCCCTTGATCGTCTGGATCATAGCAGGTAAGAGTATGTATCAATAGATGCTGCATATTCATCTCTTGGCAGATTTTAATTTCTTGTAGCTTCGAAAGCTTACTAAATGGAGCTAGGATTTCTACGCGATGTGTTCTATTCTGAATAGCAACTGCATTCATAGAATCCACAAATCGTTGGCTTGTATCCCAATAACCATATTCATCATGTACCTGAAGACCCGTAAAGACATGAGAAGCGTTAGAAGCTTCTGCTTGTGCCATAGTCAAAGAAAGGAGAATCATGTTACGGAAAGGAACATATGTCTTCGGTTGAGGATCTCCAAGTACATCATGAATGGTTGGCATCGCTACGTCTGAGCCACCAATATTAGCCGAGATAGGTTCTGCAATCTCACCTAGAATACCTAGATCTAGAACCTTATGGCCAATGCCTAATTTATCACACAGCTCTGCTGCCTTTTCTAATTCTACTTTTTGTTTCTGACCATAATTATATGATAACGCATACACTCGATCAGGTCCATACTTTTCTACCAGCATCATAGTCATAATACTAGAATCAAGACCACCGGATAATACAGCCAATACATTTTTATCTGTATCTGGTAATTTAACTAATGCCTCACTCAGGTTCATTATTACGGCCTTTCAATTTCTTAATTTCACGGAAGATATACCATCCTGCCTTTTCAAGATCTTCTATCTCTTTGGCAGACATATCATATCCTTGTTCTGCTTTTCTTCCTGCTCTCAGCAAATACTTAATTGCATTACCTCTAGCAAAATTTAAATCAAAGTATTCGATAATATCAATTACTTCGTAACCATCAATACTTTTATAATGGTCTGGATTAATTTTATCAGTCACGTTTCACGATCTCCCGAAATGCTTTTACATTATAAATTATATCATCAATATTGATTTCTTTCAAGCCCATATCTACAAATTCATCAAATTTTATTTTAGGCTTATGCTCAATTGGATATCTATCGCCATCAATGGCTGCTGCAATAGGATTAGAAGTATCAACAGAATATATCCAATCCTGTTCATGATAATAACCGAACTCTTGAGCCCACCAAGTACCTAATAGATGGTGTTTAGTTGTCTTACGAATTACACCCTCATTCAATAACATATCAATAAGGTCTACGCGTTCCAATGCATGTGATACGGGATTTAGGTTTCTACGAAATGCCCAATTAAAACAAAACGGAATACCAATCATTGCCAGGTTTGGACAATTCTCATCAAACCATTCATAACAGTCTTTAAACTCTTTTGGAGTATCACCCTGTACCACAGCCATTGCTTTGGATTCTAATTCAGGATAATTGTTTAAGAAGTCATGTGACCTATCAATTGTCTCTTCCATATTACCCAACACATCAGGTAATACAAATACATCAGGTTTAATCTTTTCTACATATTCTACAATAAGTTCATTAGAGAGAGCAGCACCCAACTCAAAGCAACTATTATCAAGAATGGTAAAACCCTTATAAGAATCCACAATACTCCTATAACGATCGTCAGACATATAACGATGTAAAAGAACGAAAAGATAGTCGTTAATGTCATAATCTCCAGCATGTTCAGCCTCAGCTAAAGAGTGTGGTATCTCGTGAGAGATCAGCGGTAAATTCATATAAAAATTCCTTCAATTCATTTGGATAACCATATAGCACATTAAGTTCTGTATTTGGCCTATCCATAGATAATAAAGCCTTTTTAGAAGAAGTCAAGTCCACAAATACATAGACTGGCTTAATCTTATTAACATGTAACATTTTTTTGAGAGATGTATCTGTAATCTTAGCAAGCTTGGGGTCTCTTGCATTTTCCATCATTGGTACCAAACCACAAGCCTGATACCAGGAATTAATACCCTTTACTTCTATATATACTGATCCAATGTCAAAGTCTGGCGTATAACGACCATGAGGTGTTTCTACAAACTTGCCTCTCTTAACCTTGAATCCTAAATCAAATAAAGCCTGGCAGGTACGAGCTTCGGTTTTACCCTGACACTTAATACCGTTGACTTCGGTCCACTTTGCAAACATTAATCCTCTAGAGCTTTTTTCAACTTATCCATAAAATCAGTATGTGCTTTAGGTACAGACTTATATTGAAATCCATACTTACGTTTAGATAGATCTTTATAGACTAATTTAAGATCATCCTTAGACATCTTTGAAAGATCATTTTCATTATCAGCAGTATTAGAATACTTAGACTTATTAGCCTCAAGCTTAGATACAGCATCAACAAACTTCTGTCGCTTGTCATCTTTATAAGCAACACCTGTCATCTTTAGCCAATTATGAACTCTTCCATAATTATGAACATTCTTATTACGATTAAGAAAATTCAATACATATTTAATCTTTGCATCAACATCTTTGATCTTACGTACCTGTGTACGTGTCAACTGCCAATGTATGTTAAACTTATTAGCCTTATTAGACACTTAGACCTTCTCCCGAGAACATATAGTTAGTAGCATACTTATCTACCTGATTATTTGATTTTAACATACTTACCTTAGTCTTGGCAAGCTTTTTTGTTTCTTTTTTTGCATGAGATGTTTCAATCAAACGATACATAGCTTCTTTTTTCTTTTCAAGAGTAGGAGCTACGAACACTGCATTAACATATACTTCAAGATTCTTCATTAAGATTATTCTCCACTAACCATTCTAAATTTGCTTCCCAATCTTCTTTAAACTTACCGTATTGATCAGGAGCCACTTTCATGAGACGTTTCTTTTGCTTGTAATTATGACTACCAGGTTTAGATTTCATTTTCCAAAATGAAGCACGTTCTGGTCTTGGTTTATTAGCATCAGGATCTAACTTACGACCATACATCTTAGCAATCTTTGATGGTGAATGAAAATCACCTACTACTGACCAAGGCTCATGCTTAGGATCTTTCTTTTTTGCTATATCATGATTCATAACAGTTCTTGTAGAACCATCACTTGATTTCAAACCAATTGAATAACGATTAATACCTTTACGAGATGTTCCTGTGACTGTCCAAGTCTTGCCTTTAGGATCTTTCAACTTAATGTCTTTAAGAACTTGTCCGCCTTTGTTCTTTAATAACACATATACCATAACTAACCTTTATATACTTTACCCGCCTTACGTGCGCGTATACTCGCTCTACGACCTGCTGCTGCCTTGGCATTAAACTTAGCAGCGCCCATTCTCTTACGACCAGCAGCAGCTGCTATAGCACCTGCCTTTTTATAATCAACACCAGCTGACTTGGCAATCTTCTTTACAAAGACTGACTTACCAGCAGCATCCTTAGGCCCCTCTGAGAATTGCTTGAACGTCTTCATTAGATCTCTCCTGTCTTATATCTTGGATCTTCCGGATCCCATTCTTCTCCAAGCATATTGCGCCATACAATACGAACATCACGACGAAGAGCATCTGTTTCTTTTTGACCTTTTGTATGGCCTACACGATGAACAGATCCTGTCAATACATTTACAAGGCGACGAATCGCTAAAGGATTATCGTAATATTTATCAAAGTATTCTCTTAGTAGATTTACATTCTGAACATGATTATTTTTCCAATTGCCAATGAGAGCCTTACGAACAGCTTGCCATTCAGCATCATCAACAACAGCTTTAATATTC